CGAGCGCAGGGCCTTTGGCCAGCGTTGGTGAAGATAGTGAACCCTCTTGTGGAGGTAGTCGGCACGATCCCTATTGTCTGCAATACAGACGTGATCCCAGCCCGGAATAAAAGCTGCCTTACAATAAGCAGCATATTCCGTGGTCAGGCTTTTTCCTGCCTGTCGGTAGCCCAGAAGAGAGAGGAAAACCGTCTCGCCTGTGGGTAGTCGGGGCGGATTCGACATGTAGTCGAGGACTTCGTGTTGAAGCTTGTGGGTAATGGCCGTAGAACTGTACTTTATGAAGCGGCCAGTCTTCTGGTCGTGCACTTCTCCGAACGCAGGCAACGCGTGCGCCGGAGAGCGGAGCGTGTTCAGTAACTGCGCTGCATTCGACTGACTCATTCACTACCTCTTGCTCGAATGCCTTCTTGCTCTTTTTCGAGTTCCATAAGACGGAGCACATCGTCTAAGGACTGCTGGTCCGGAGCGTACCCCTCTCTGTCCTCTTTCATCATTTGCTGCGCCATTTGCTGGTAGAAATTAGCATCCCTGCCTGGGAACATTTCCTCGATTCGCCCTTGGCGCTCTTCATACAGTTCTCGGT